AGTTCTCAAGGACTTTTAACCATTGCTCAAGCACATAAATATGGTCAAATAATCCTTAACTCATCTGCCGAATATCAGTCTGATTCTTCAGCAATAGATGGAATAAAACTTATATGTAATACACAACCCGGTACATCTAAAGTAACAATTGATGCAGGTGTTGCTAACATACAAACTAAACATAGATTCGCTGTTAATTATCCAACAACTCCTGCATCTTCTTATTATATAGACTTAAAAGTTGCAAATTCTGCTGGAACCTTAATTCAAATTGGAAATACAACATCTGAAGTAAGGTGTTTGGATAATTTAAATGTGGTTGGTGATGGAAGAATTCAAAGCCTTGCTGGAAGTGGGAATAGAGCAGTGTTTTCTACAGCAAACGGAACTTTAACAAACTCAAGCTCAGATGAAAGCTTAAAAGAAAATAAAGAACCAATACCTTATGGTTTAGATTCTGTTTTAAATCTTAACCCAATTACTTTTAACTGGAAAGATAAAGTTAATTTTGGATCTCAAAAAGAAATAGGATTTATTGCTCAAGAAGTTCAGAAAGAAGTTCCTGAAGTTGTTGGTTCAGATAGTGAAGATAAACTTACTTTAGAATATGCTAAATTAGTACCTGTTTTAACTAAAGCTATTCAAGATTTAGAAGCAAGAGTAAAAAGCTTAGAAGCAAAATAAAACAATTTTTTTAATTTATATTATATTATATCATGGAAGACAATACAGTACAAGAAGAAGTTCTTGAGAAAAAACCTCAAGAAAAAATAAAAGTTAAAAGACGTCCTAAATCTGTAAAAAGAAACATGGAGGATGAGGTTATTAAAGTGGACCTATCTAAGCCTGTACAAAAAGAAGAGGAAGGGCAAGAAAACAAAAAAGAAGAAGATGCCGTTCAAGAGCAAAGCACAGATGAGGTTTCTAGCAGCAACGAATCCGAAACTATTTCAGAGGTACAAGAAGAAAACAACAAAGAAACAAATGAAGAGTCTGCCGGACAAGAAAAAGAAGAAAAAGTAGAAGAGAAGGTAGAAGAACAACCTGTACTTGAAGAAATAAAAGAAGAAGAAGAGAAGAAAGAGGAAGAAGTTAAGCAAGAAACACAGCAATTAACTGAAGAAGTTAAAGAAGCTGTACAAGAACAAAAAGAAACTGGAGTTGAGCTACCTGAAAACATACAAAAGGTAGTAGACTTCATGAAAGAAACTGGTGGATCTTTAGAAGATTATGTAAAAATTAATCAAGACTACAGTAAACTTGACGATAACTTTTTGTTAAATGAATATTACAGACAAACAAAACCTCATCTTACAGGTGAAGAAATAAATTTTCTTATTGAAGATTCATTCTCTTTTGATGAAGAGGTTGATGAACCAAAAGATATTAAAAGAAAAAAATTAGCGTTTAAAGAGCAAGTTGCTAACGCTAAAAACTACTTAGACGGATTAAAGTCTAAATATTATGAAGAAATCAAGATGGGATCTAAGTTAGCTCCTGAACAGCAAAAGGCTATTGATTTTTTTAATCGTTATACTAAAGAGACTGAAGAGTCTCAAAAATTAGCAGAGAAGCAAAAAACAGTTTTCTTAAATAAAACAAATGAAGTTTTTAGTGATCAGTTCAAAGGTTTTGAATATGATGTTGGAGACAAGAAATATAGGTTTAATGTTAAGGAAGCGAATAAAGTAAAAGAAACTCAAAGTGATATCAATAATTTTGTCAAAAAGTTTTTGAACAAAAATAATGAGGTAGAAGATGCTAGGGGTTATCATAAATCTTTATTCACAGCTATGAATCCTGATGCTATTGCTAAACATTTTTATGAGCAAGGTAAAGCTGATGCTATCAAGGATAGTGTTGCTAAATCTAAAAACATAAACATGTCTTCTAGACAAGGCTTCCAAGAAGTTGAGGCTGGAGGTATAAAAGTAAGAGCTTTAGGTGATGATTCTGCTAGTTTTAAATTTAAAATTAAAAATAAAAAATAAATTTAAAATTAAAAATTAAAAATTATGGCAATTACAGCAGGTAGTAATCTAAATAGTGTCCCGGCTCCGGGAAAACAAACGCTATCTAGTAACTATATAGATTTTACAGCAACAGCTACTGCAGGTTGGGCACAGCAGTACCTACCTGACTTAATGGAAAAAGAAGCAGAAGTTTTCGGTAACAGGACAATTTCTGGATTTTTATCTATGGTTGGTGCTGAAGAGCCTATGACATCTGATCAAGTTGTTTGGTCAGAGCAGGGCAGATTACATTTATCTTACTTAGGACATGTTCACTCTACATCTGGTGGTCAGGATTCATGCTCTCAGTTAGATATTATTTCTGATATTGATGGTAACACTGATGTAGCTAGTGGTAATCATGGTATTAGAGTTAACGATACACTTATTATTTCTGATACCACAAACGGTGTTAAGAAAGCTTTAGTTGTAGGTGTTTCTACTGATAGAATTGATGTAGCAGTTTATGGTGCTGCAGCATTATCAGGTACAACTTCTGGAAGTGCGACTACTATTCTTGTTTATGGATCTGAGTACACTAAAGGAACAGAGTATTTTTTAGGTGGTTCTGTAACAACTCAAACAAATCAAAGAGGATCTAACGAGCCTTCTTTCAAAAGTTTTACAAACAAGCCAATTATTTTAAAAGATCAGTATGAGGTCTCAGGATCTGATGCATCTAGAATTGGTTGGGTTGAAATTACTTCTGAAAGTGGACAGTCAGGATTCTTGTGGTATTTGAAAGCTGAAGCTGATACACGAGCACGATTCTCTGATTACATAGAAATATCTATGCTTGAAGCTGAAAGCGGAGGTGCTGGAAACGACATCACTGAAAGTTCAAATGTAATGTACGATGCAACTGGAAACGCAACAGGAACAGAGGGATTGTTCGCTGCTATCGAATCTAGAGGTAATGTTACAAGCGGAATTAGTGGAGTTAACGCAGCAACTGACTTAGCTGAGTTTGATGCTATCTTAGCAGAATTTGATAAGCAAGGTGCTATTGAAGAAAATATGTTATTTGTAAACAGGAGTGTATCTCTTGCTATTGATGATATGTTAGCTTCTATGAACTCTTACGGATCTGGAGGAACTTCATACGGAGTATTTAGTAATGATGAGGAAATGGCTTTGAACTTAGGATTCTCAGGATTCCGAAGAGGTTCTTACGATTTCTACAAGTCTGACTTCAGGTATTTGAATGATAAAGCTACTAGAGGTGGTATAAACTTAACAGCTGGATCTAACGCTATTCGTGGTGTCATTGTCCCTGCTGGTACTTCAACTGTATATGATCAAAGTTTAGGAAAGAACTTAACTCGTCCTTTCTTACATGTTCGATACAGAGCTTCACAAACTGATGATCGAAGAATGAAAACTTGGGTCACTGGTTCTGTTGGTGCTGCTACTTCTACATTAGATGCAATGCAGGTAAACTTCTTATCAGAAAGATGTCTAGTAACTCAAGGTGCTAACAACTTTATGTTAATGAAGTAATAACAATTATTTTAAGATCACCCTTGATTTTCAGGGGTGGTCTTTATTTATTTTTTAAATTATATTATATTATATCATGGCAAAAAGACAAACAAGGAGCACAGCTAGAAAGGTGACTCCAAAAACAGAAAGTGCTGTTGTAGAAACCCCAGTAATGGAACAGCCAGTTGTTAAAAAAACAACTGTTAAAAAAAATAATTGGGAAATAAAAGATAGAATTTATTATCTAAAAGATGGTAAAAAACCTTTGTCTAGAATGATTAAATCAGCTAATATATATTGGTTTGATGAAGAAAAAGGTTATGAAAGAGAACTTAAATATTGTGAAAATCAAAGAACCCCTTTTGTTGATGAAATGAAAGGTGATCAAAGATTATCTCACGTTATTTTTAGGAATGGTGCTCTTTATGTTGAAAAAACAAAAACAGTTTTACAAAAACTTTTATCATTATATCACCCAGATAGAGATACAATTTATTACGAGTTCAAACCTGTACAGGAAGCTGCTAATGAAATAGAAAGATTAGAACTTGAAGCAGACGCAATACTCGCAGCAAGGAACATGGATATAGATATGGCTGAAGCTGTGATGAGGGTAGAGCTTGGTTCTAAGGTATCAGAGATGAGTTCTAAGGAACTTAAAAGAGATTTGTTAGTGTTTGCACGTAACAACCCAGATCTTCTCTTAGAACTGATTAATGATGATAATGTGCAGCTTAGAAACTATGGAATTAGAGCCACTGAGCTTGGTATTATAAAACTATCAAATGATCAAAGAACTTTTAGTTGGGGATCAAACGATAGAAAATTAATGACTGTTCCTTTTGATGAACATCCATACTCCGCTTTAGCAGCTTGGTTTAAGACTGATGAAGGTATGGAAATATATTCAAACATTGAAAAACAATTAAAATAAATAATAATAGTGTAGCCACTTAAGTGTGGTTACACTTTATTTTAAATAAAAAAATATGTCAGTAAACGTAAATACAGTTTATCAAAGAGTTTTAGCCATAGCTAATAAAGAGCAAAGAGGTTATATAACACCTCAAGAGTTTAACTTATTTGCTAATCAAGCTCAGATGGACATATTTGAGCAGTATTTTTACGATATTAATCAGTTTAACAGAGCACCCGGTAATGATACGGAGTATTCTAATATGCTTGATTTATTAAATGAAAAATTAGCGATATTTCAAAAGTATCAACAAACCATATCTACTATAGATTCATCAGGAATAGGTACATTACCAACTGATGTTTATAGGCTAGGAACCGTTATGTATTCAGGTGGAACATACCCTATTGAACTAGATGAGGTTTCACAAAATGATGTTTTAGATTTAGAAAAATCTCCTTTAACTAGAGCAACTTTAAATAGACCTTATTTTACTAGGCAAGATAAAACAACAATAAAATTATATCCTTCATCTTTAGCTTCATCTACAGCAGTTGTAAATGGAGCAACAAGTAGTGCTACAGCTTTAGTGATAGATGGTCAGTCTACAAATAGAAATATTGCTGTTGGAGATATTGTTACAAACACAGATTCATCTTCGCCTGCAGGTATTTCTGGAACTGTTACAGTTGCAAGTTTAACCGATCAAAATAATTTAGTTTTATCCTCTGCTCAATCACTAACTAATGATAGAGGTTTAACATTCACACCTAGTGTAAAATGTAATTATGTAGATAAACCAACAACAGCTTCTTTTGATTATATAGTAGTTAATGGAGAGCCTTTATATAACTCAACAAACTCTGTAGATTTTGAGTTACATGAATCAGAAGAAACAGAACTTGTATTAAAAATATTAGCACTAGCTGGCGTGTCAATAGAAGATCCTCAGTTATATCAAATAGCGACTGGAGAAGAGGTTAAAAAATTACAACAAGAAAAAGTATAATAGATGGGATTATTAGGTACAACAACTGAGCAAAGTTATTACAGTCAAAGTCAAACATTTACAGGAGATGGGTCCGGTAGTTCTGGTACAGTAGCTTTTACATTAACCACAACATTTTTTCCTACCTTACCTACAGCTGAAACTCAATTTGACGTTTTTATTAATGGTGTGCAAATATCTAGTTCTAATTATAGTTATTCATCACCAACATTAACTTTTTCCTCTACAAACGTAAATGCAGATGTTCAAGCTACAAATGGTGCACCCTTATCAGGATTAACCGTTTTAGTAAGAGAAATTGAACGTGATGAAGCTTTTGGTAATTATCAATTTATAAGTATTGATGATATCATAAGTAATTTTATAGTTTCTTATGTTGGTAGCGAAAAAATTATAAATAGAGTTAGGAGAGCAGATGTTGCTTTTCATGCTCAAAGAGCATTGCAAGAGTTTAGTTATGACACTTTTAAATGTAAAAAAACATTTGAAGCAGAAGTTCCACCGACATTAAAACTACCATTACCTCAAGATTATGTGAACAGGGTCAAATTTAGTTTTGTTGAAAGAGATTCTGGAGTTGAGAGACCACTTTATCCTACAAGAACTTCAAGTAACCCTAGATCAATATTGCAAGATTCTGATTTTAATTTTTTATTTGATAGTACAACAGGTGCTTTACTTGAGTCTGAAGAATCCGTTGCTTGGAGTAGATATAAAAATTCAAATTTAACACCAGATAAAAATACTCTTAATGATTTAAGCACAGTTGATGATCAAGTAGACCTTTTAATAGGTAGAAGATATGGTATAAATCCAGAAACAGCTCAAGTAAATGGTTTTTATTATATAGATGAGTTAAGAGGAAATATACATTTCAGTTCAAACATTAATGGTCAAGCTGTAATATTAAAATATATTAGTGATAGTTTAGGTACAGATGCAGAAATGATTGTACATAAATTTGCTGAAGAAGCAATGTATAAGTATTTAGCTCATGCCATACTATCCACTAAAGCTAATGTCCCAGAATATTTAGTTGCTAGATTTAAAAGAGAAAAGTTTGCCGCTACAAGAACAGCTAAACTAAGATTATCTAATCTTAAATTAGAAGAGCTAACTCAAGTAATGAGAGGTAAAGCTAAACGAATAAAACATTAAAATATGCCGGATATAAAACATCACTTTCGTGCAGGTCGAATGAATAAAGAT